CGAAGAGGTACTAATGAAATTGATTATGATAAAAATGCTATGCAAGAGCTATTAAATAAATTAGCTGCAGCTGCAGGAAAGAATGGATATGAAGTAGTAGGTTCTATTCCAACTAAATTAGACGGTACCCCAGATTTAAATGCAGAATTAAATAAAAAATATACGGTTAATTACAATGCAACTAAAAAAGAAACTAAAACTTTAAATGATTGGTTGAAAGATGCAAAGGTACCTAGCACAGAATTTAAAACAAAAGAAGGAAAGACTATATCTGCATTATCTAAAGATGTTCTAATTAAAATTTCAGAAGGTACTAATTTAGAAGATTATGTAGCAGATCCAAAAGATTATCAAATAGTAATTGACGGATTTGTAATTTACATGGCTACTATGAAATTAGGAGATGCTGTATTAGCTAAATTATCTTCGCCATTAGGGCCTGTTTCAAACCATGAAGGAATTGTAATTAGAGATGAAAGAATTAGCAATGCACCTTTTAAAATTACTGGAAAATTTATTTTGGGAGGTTTAGCGAGCTCTTTTAAAAAATAAGATATTTATTATTAAAATTAGAAATATGTCAACAAAGTTACGTAATATTGATGCTATCAAAAAAATGTTAGATGGTAATCATAAGTCACAAACAGCAACAAAAGTCGGATTACAAACTGGTATACAAGCTGATACTCAAAGACGAGAAGTAGGCGAAATATGGAAAGATTCTCAAGGAGTTGAATGGGAACAAAGGGCAGGATTTAAGATTCAAAAAGGAAAAATGGACGAAATTCGTACATTAATCAATGCTCAAAAAATGCCTTCAACGTGCCCGAAATGTTCTAGAGAAATGAAATCTAGAGCAGATCAAAAGATTTGGAAATTAGAAGGTCATTGCCTTGAATGTCAAATTGAATTTGAACATGAATTGAGAATTGAAGGAAAGTATGAGGCTTATGAAAAGGAAAGAATTCTAAAAAGTGCAGAATCTTGGTTAGCAGAAGCCGAACAAGAAGCTAAGGAAATTATAGAAGCGTTTAGAAACCCAGTTACATATACAAATGTAGATGGTACATCTGAAATGTGGACAGGTCAAATGACAGCAGAAGAAATTGCTGATAAAATAGAAACACAATTTAAAGAATTTAAAGAAGATTTTTTAGAAAAATTAAAGAGCTAATGGCACAAATATCAACTATAGTAGCTGCATTTTTAACAGGGGTCGCAGGGCCTTTATTATTAATGTTAGTAAAAAATTATTTAGACAGAAAGAAAAAACCTGCCGATATGGTTAAAGAGGCTATAGAAGTTTCAACATTAGTATCAGCAAAAATTGAACACATAAAAGAAGAGTTTGGAGCTGACAGAGTATGGGTTTCACAATTTCATAATGGAGGTCATTTTTATCCAACAGGTAAGTCAATTGCAAAATTTAGTTTGTTTTATGAGACTGTAAAAACAGGAACGAGTTCTATTCAAGCAAATTTTCAAAACATTCCAGTAGCACTTTTTTCAAAGTCAGTAAATGAATTATTAGAAAACGACATTATTAGCATTGCAGATTTCAAAGATGAAACAATAGCTACTTATGGATTAAAATATATTGCAGAAGACAACGGATGCAAATCAGGATATTTATTTGCAATTAAATCAATTGACGGTAAGTTTATAGGTACATTAGGATTGGATTTTACTAAAAGAAAAACAACTTTAGGTATTGACGCAGCTAACCACTTATTAAATCACGCTACATCAATTGGTGGAGTATTAATGAACCATTTACAAAATTAATAACCATGATAAAATTAAAAAGTCTTTTAAACTTAAAAGAAGAAGAAGAAAAAGCTCCAGTGTCAGTTCAAGATACTATCGAAGCTTTTTTCAAAAAGAACAAATCTAAATTAGAAAAGTTATCTGACGAAGATGATTGGGATTCGTTTTATGAATTAGGATTTGAAGCATTTCCGGATATGGAAGAAGGTGATGTAGCTCAAGCTATGAACCGTGCTATGTTAAATTTTGGTTGGGCTGAAAATGAAGATGTAGCTGAAATGCCGACAGAGAAAGATTTAGAGTTAGCTGCGTTTGGAGATAAAAAACTTCAAAAAGGTGTTGATACTGCTGAATATGATAAGTTAGCAAAATTGCCTAAAAACCCAGAAAACATAAAAGAGTCTTTTAAAAAAAAAGGTAGAGTAACAGAAATGGCTACTGCAGAGGCTACAAAAGTAGACTCATTTTTAAATACTATTAAAACATCAGTTAAAAGCGCAAGAATTGTGCAGCAAGTAACTGATTTTATTAGTATTGCGAGATTAGACCCTTATGCTTCTTATAAAAGTCTTTTAAGAGATTTGCTATTATTTTATAAAGGTAATAAAGAAGTGGTTAATGTAGTTCAATCAGGACTTCAAGAATCAAAAAAAAAGGAAGCACTCGACGAAATTGATCAAATAGAAGAGGCGGAATACAAAGGAAGAAAGGTGAAATTAGGTAAGCCATTCTATACACCAGGAGGTCCTAGAAAGCGAGCAGTGTATGTTAGAAATGACAAAGGAAATGTTGTAAAAGTAGGCTTTGGAGAACCTGGAATGAAAATTAAAAAAGATAATCCTGCTCGAAGAAAATCTTTTAGAGCTAGACACAATTGTGATAATCCTGGACCACGCTGGAAAGCTAGATATTGGTCCTGTAGAGCATGGTAATAATATGAAAACAAATTTAATTATAGAGTCAGCTAGATTGCAAAAATTAGCTGGATTAAGATTGACGGAAGATGAAATGCAGGATAAATTAGATGATCTATCAGCTGCATTTGAAACTGCTTCTGTTGAAACTTATGTAAATTTACTTAAAAAATATCAATCTGATAAAAAAGTATTAGCGGTATTAAAGGCTGGATTAACAGACGGTAAGCCGACAGACGAAAAATTCAATGTAGCAAAAGCTTCATACTCTGCTAAAGATCTTAAGCCAACTCAAAATGAAATTGGAGCTGAAGAAAGTTTAAAAAATATATTAACAGACCAATACGGTTCATTAGATGGATTTCTTAAAGGTAAAGCGTCATTCCCAGATCCAATTATTACATATAACGGAAGATTCGTATTAGACGGTCATCACAGATGGTCTCAATTATACGCAGCGAACCCAAATGCGAAAATTCAAGCAATTAATGTAGTAGGTAAAATTGATCCTAAAGATATATTAAAAGCTGTTCACACCGCAATTGCTGTGGATTCAGGAGAAACTAAAACAATTTCTGCTAATTTAAAAGCAGGTAATTTATTAGCATTTACACCTGAAAAAGTTAAATCATATGTAGCTGAAAATTTAACTGATAAAGCTCGTAAAGTATGGGCAGCTCATGGACTTGAATCAGATGAAGCAATTGCAGATAAAGTCGCTACTAATGTTGAGACTATGCTAACAAATTCAAAACCAGAGAAATGGGCACCGTCTAGGGATTCAATGCCACAGCCAGGAGTAAGTAACTCTACAGAATGGGGAGTTGATATGAAACTAGGAAAAGTTAATTTGATAGCGCCTAAATCATCAGACACTAAAAAAGAGTCAGTTAATAGAAAATTAGACTCTATGCTTAAAGAATCTTTTATAAAAATAAAATAAAATGATAAAATTAAAAGACATATTAAAAGAAGCTGAGGGAGAAGCTCCAAAGTGCCCAGTAGCTACTCAAAATGTAGAAGTAAATTTAGAGCACAGACAAATAGCTATTGAAAAGTATGGATATGGCCCTTTGAATCCTAATAATCCAAATGTAAAATTTTGGAAAGCAAAGCAAGCTTTATGGAAAGAAGAAACTATTGAAGCAGCTAAATCTGCAAGATGTAATTCATGCGCTGCATTTAATATAACTTCTAGAATATTAAGTTGTATTGAAAAACCATTAGCATCTGATGTAGTACCTGAAGATGTGCCAGTACAAGAAGGAGAAGATATTCAAGCTCAAATAGCTGCACCGGAACCAGAATTAGATGACACTGAAGGTGCAGATAAAGATGCATGGGACACTATTGAAGCAGGTAAATTAGGATATTGCACAATGCACAAATTCAAGTGTGCAGGTTCTAGAACATGTAATGCATGGATAACCGGCGGACCAATTAAAGATAAAAAATAAAATATGCCTTTACAAAAACCAGTTTTGCAAGCTGCAATCTTAGCAGCATTTCAAAAGCAATCAGCTCCGTCAGCTAATTTAGCCTCTGCACAAGCACAGCTAGCTGCTGATTTAGCAACTGCTATTGATGAATACATTAAATCAGCAAAAGTTACTATTCCTCCAGGTCAATTAGTTGTAGCAGGAGCACCTCCAGGCCCAGGAGCAACCGTAGCACCTTCTCCGAACGCACTTATATCTTAGTTATTACTGTCTTTTATATTTATATTAAATAAAAGACAGTAAACTATGAACACAAATTTCAACAAACAAAATATACTGTTAGTCATTGTTATCCTATTAATAGGGTACAATATCTTTACATCTAATAGTATAAGGACTGATGTCCAAGGTTACAAGGACAGAATTGATTCGATTCAAACTAAAGTAGATTCGGCTCAAGTAGTAAATACGCAAATCGATAATAAAATCGATTCGGTAAAAGAGAATGTTGTTTCTATTTCAAAAGAAATACATCACATAGACAATACAATAACAATCGTAAAAAATCAAACAGATGAAAAAGTTAATAATGCTAGTAAGTTTTCTAATGCTGAGCTTGAGCAGTTTTTCGCAAGTAGATACAACCAAAGTTTGTATACCTACTAAGACAGCAAGATTAATTGCTAAGGACCTAATCAAATTTGACGGGTGTATTCAAGAGTTAAAACTTACTCAACAAAAAGTTATTAAGTTAGAAGAAAGAGAAGTGCAAAAAGACACTATTATTAAACTTCTTACTGATAAAGATGAAAATAACAAGTATATTATTCATCAAAAAGATTTACAAATTGGGCAGTATGAACACTTAACTAACGACTTGCAAAAAGAACTTAAAGGTCAAAGAACTAAAACTTTCCTTTATAAAGTAGGTACATTTGTAGGAATTGCGACTTCACTCTTCCTATTTGTAAAATAAAAATTTATGTCAAATACAAATAAGTCTTTAAAGGATATTATTAAGGAAGAATACAAAAAGTGTTTGTTAGATCCTGTACACTTCATGAAGAAGTATTGTCAGATTCAACATCCACAAAAAGGTAAAATTCCATTTCACTTATATCCATTTCAGGAAGACGCGTTACGTGATTTAAGAGACCATGATTATAATATAATCTTAAAGTCTAGACAGTTAGGTATTTCAACTTTATCTGCAGGATATGCTTTATGGTTAATGACTTTCTTCGGCGATAAAAACATTCTGGTTATTGCAACTAAACAAGAGGTTGCTAAAAACTTAGTATTAAAGGTAAAAGTAATGTATGAAAATTTACCTTCATGGTTAAAATTACCAGCCACTGAAGATAATAAATTGTCATTAAGATTAAATAATGGGTCTCAAATTAAAGCAACTTCATCATCAGGGGACTCAGGTCGTTCTGAAGCATTATCTTTATTGATTATAGACGAGGCTGCATTTATTTCCAATGTAGAAGAAATTTGGATATCAGCTCAACAAACCCTAGCAACAGGAGGAGGAGCTATTATCTTATCAACACCTAACGGTACTGGTAATTTCTTTCATCAAACATGGGTAGGTGCCGAAGAAGGTACAAATCAATTTAATACAATTAGACTGCATTGGTCTGTGCATCCTGACAGAAACCAAGATTGGCGAGATAAACAAGATGGTCTTTTAGGAACTAAAGGCGCAGCTCAAGAGTGTGATTGTGACTTTATATCATCCGGAGCTACTGTAATTGACGGTGCTTTATTACAATGGTATAACCAAACTACTATTCAAGAACCTGTTGAGAAACGAGGTATAGATGGTAATTTATGGATTTGGGAACAGCCTGACTATACAAGGGATTACATTGTAGTAGCGGACGTTGCTCGTGGTGATGGCGGAGATTATTCAGCATTCCACGTATTAGATGTAGAGTCAGTAACTCAAGTAGCAGAATACAAAGGGCAAATGAGTACTAAGGATTATGGTAATCTTTTAGTAAATGTAGCGACAGAATATAATGATGCATTATTAGTAATTGAGAATGCAAATGTTGGGTGGGCATCAATTCAGGTAGCAATAGATAGACAATATAAAAATATCTACTATTCTCCTAAAGACGGTGGGGTATCAGATGTCTCCCAGCAACTTGCACGATATGTCGATTTAAAAGATACATCACAAATGACTCCTGGGTTTACAACTTCTTCTAGAACAAGGCCATTAGTGATATCTAAATTAGATACTTATATGAGAGAGCGAATTCCTGTAATTCGCAGTAAGCGACTTATAGAAGAACTTTTTGTATTTATTTGGAATGGTTCTAGAGCAGAAGCCCAGAGAGGTTATAATGACGATTTAACTATGGCATTTTGTATTACACTTTGGATTAGAGATACAGCATTAAAACTTCGACAACAAGGAATGGAATTAAATAGAAAAGCTTTAGACCATTTTAGCAACGGGTCAGGAGCATATTCAGGTGGATATCGAAGTGATGTAGGTTGGTCTATGAACACAGGTCGTAACGGAGCAGGTCACGATGAAGATTTACGCTGGTTATTATAAAGATTGATATTTATTTAAAATCACTTAATTAAATTATGGCAGAAAAAACATTATTTGGTCGTCTTAAACGTCTCTTTAACACTAACGTAATTGTGCGTAAAGTTGGTAAAGATAAACTACGCGTTATTGACAATGACCATTTACAGTCAATGGGTAATCCGCACAATTCAAGATATTCAGACAGATTCACTCGATTACACGGCGTTAAACCATACTCGTCAAATACTTACAATCCTAACTACAATTACTTTTCTTCAAAGGTAGAGTTGTATACAGATTATGAAACAATGGACCAGGATGCTATTATCAATTCAACTCTAGACATATATGCAGATGAAACTGTAATGAAAGATGACTTTGGGGATGTATTGAGAATAACTAGTAATGACGAAAATACAAAAAAAATACTTCACAATTTATTCTATGACATTTTAAATATAGAATTTAATTTATGGCCATGGGTTAGAAATATGTGTAAGTATGGAGATTTATACTTAAAATTAGACGTAGCTGAAGAAGTAGGAGTTATCAATGTAGTTCCATTATCAGCATATGAAATTATTCGTGAGGAAGGTATGGACCCTAATAATCCATACGCAGTTCAATTTAAGCAATTGGGCGGAGAAAGCATTACTTATGAAAACTTCGAAATTGCTCATTTTAGATTGTTAACAGATTCAAACTTCTTACCATATGGTAGATCAATGATTGAAGGAGGTAGAAAAGTTTGGAAGCAATTAACCTTAATGGAAGATGCTATGTTAATTCATAGAATCATGAGAGCTCCGGAAAAGAGAATTTTCAAAATTGATGTAGGTAATATTCCGCCTAATGAAGTTGATTCATACATGCAGAAAATTGTCAATAATATGAAAAAGACTCCTTTCGTAGATCAAACTACGGGAGAATATAATCTTAAATTTAATATGCAAAACATGTTAGAAGATTATTTCTTACCTGTAAGGGGTGGAGCGTCTGGTACTGAAATTGACACTTTAGCTGGAATGGAATTTACAGGTATTGACGATATCGAGTACTTAAGAAATAAAATGATGGCAGCTTTAAAAGTGCCAAAAGCATTTCTTGGTTATGAAGAAGGTGTTGGAGGAAAAGCTACTTTAGCAGCTGAAGATGTTCGATTTGCAAGAACCATTGAAAGAATTCAAAGAATTGTAATTTCAGAATTGTATAAAATAGCTATTGTGCATTTATCTGCTCAAGGTTACGAAAATTCAGAGTTAGCAGATTTCGAATTGTCAATGACTTCGCCATCAACTATTTATGAGCAAGAAAAATTAACTCTTTACGCTACCAAAGTTGATTTAGCAAAATCAATGTTAGAAGGTAAAGTAATGTCTAAAGATTGGATATTTAGAAATATATTTAATTTTGCAGATGATGAAATTGAACAAATTGTTCAAGGAATTATTCAAGATCAAAAAGAAACCTTTAGAATGACTAAAATTTCTGAAGAAGGAGAAGATCCTTTAGACGAATTCAATAAAAAGAAAGAAGAACAAGAAGGCGGTGAAGAAGCAAAAGAATCAAAAGGTGGTTTCTTTACTTGGGTAAAGGAAAAATTTGCCGAATATGTTAAGCCACACCTAGATAAACTACCTATTTTAGCTCCTATAAAATACGGATCTGAAGCGTGGGATGCTTTTAAGGCTGGTGATTGGACGGGAGGCTTTAAAAAATTAGGACTAGCTCTTTTAAACCTCATACCTGGTGTTGGGTTTGTTAATACAGGTATAGGCTTTATTATGTCGTTCTTTGATGAGGGTGACAAAGCAAAAATAGAAGAAGCTAAGAGTAATGGTGGGTTTAAAGATATGATGATAGCGGTCTTTGATGTCGTAGGCGGTAAAGTTAGAGACGCGCTGACAGCTTTTAAAGAGTATATTCTTGGTGCTGTAGATAGTGCTGTTGCTGCAGCAAAAGATATGCTTAGCTGGATACCAGGTGTGGGTGATAATGAAAAGCCTACAGTTACTTCAGACGGCAAGAAAATATATTCTGAAAAAACAAAGCAAAATGCTAAAGAGTCTGGGTGGGGTGAAGATGTTAAAGGCTATGAAGACTCAGAATGGAAGACAAAGGCAGAATGGGATGCGATCCAGAAAGCAAAACAAACTGCTACACCAGCTGCTACTCCTACACCGACTA